GGTGCAACATCAAATGTAATTCTAGAAAAATATCTAGTATAGTCTGATGACAAATCTTCTACGTTTGCTATAGTAAAGTCGCTGTCTAAAATGTCTAAGCCATTAATAGAAACAACATATGTATTAGGACGAATATCCGCAGGCCATTTTAAATCAAACCGGGTCTGCGATCCTGAGCCTGTAAATTGTTGAGTAGCATCTAATGATGAAATTTGATACTTAGGAGATACTCTATCAAATTTCATTCCCACTGTGTTAGATCTAACAAGTCCTCGAGCAAGTTCAATACTTAACTGTGGAAGTATACTGTCTGGTTCTTGTCCGCCAACTAGTTCGATTGTTGGGGTTGTCAAATAACCTTGGCCAGGATTATCTACTACAATCTTAGTAAGTTTGCCTTGGCTAATATAAGCCGTGGCAGATGCTCGAATAGCACAAATTCCGTCGATTATAATTTGAGGCGCAGTTCTGTAGCCGCTGCCTGGATTACGTACTTCTATAGATTTGATAGAATGACCTACGTTATAATACCAATCGCTATATGGCTCTTGTAGAATTATGTTATTATCAACTATAACTGCACTATCACTAATCTGTGTAGTAATTGCTTCTATCATTCCAGTGTCTGGATTATAGATTGATGGTAAGTCAAAGTCTGAAACTTGAGTACGAGACTGCTCAGTTTTATCGTAGGCGCTGACAAACTCTCTAATTTTAGTTCTATAAGGCTTGACTTCATTAATGTATTCTTCATAACTATCTAAACTATCGTTCTGATAGGTAACTTTTTGTTTTAATTCTCCAAGATTATGTTTAGATTTAATGAAACTAGTTTTAAATGCCCAGTCAACAAATATCTGTTCTGAGAATACATATCGAAGACTTGCAAAGAACAATGAATTGTATTCTTGAACTAATTGATCAACAAATATATTGTTTTTTAATACATCAATGATAATACGAAGTTCTTCTTTAGGCTCGTCGTCGAATACATCAACATCATAAAACGGTCCATCAAATCCGACATTGCTATTTGCAAATTCATAGATATTTTTATTAAATTGCAGTGTACCGTTTTGTCTACCTACAACTTTAAAACTTGAATTAATATCTAAAAGGTTAGTACTATCGGTATTTTTTTCTAACAATAACCAACCTGCAGATCCTACGTTTTTAATTTTAACTATGTCGCCAATGTCCGCAGTTAGGCCTGCTAACTGATAAGAAAAATCAATAGATATACTAATTTTTGTAAACTGATTATATCCATCTGCGTACCAATCTGTCAAAGACCAGTACTTGGCAACATCATATGTCTGGACTAAGTTTTTAACCCAGATTCTACTATCTGCATTCCAAACATACAATGCCCATTTGCCGCCAGAATTTTCATCTGTTCTTACTAGTGCTGTAAACGGACGTACTGTCAGTGTGGTAGATTCTTGGTATCCGCTACCTGTATTTTCAACAACAACTTTAATAATTTCGCCTTTGTCATTGATAATTGTACTGAGTTTTGCGCCAGTTCCAATGCCAGATATTTTTACATATGGTCCTTTCTTTGGACGACCTTGACTACTGTCATAACTTAAATCATTATAATTTCGACCCGGGTCAACGATATTAACTCGGATTATTCTACCGTTTTCAATCACAGGATCAAGTACGGCGGTTTTACTTGGAGCAACGTTGATAAATCTTAATTCAGAGTATAGGTCTTTTACAGCATCATATTTTAAAGAATATACTGTTGGCTCTTGATCTTTCTCGTATAATTTAGATAGATCCACATCGTCGACAATGTTAGTTTTAATAAGAGTACGGTTTACACGTTCAATAAATTGCTTTAATGCTTCTAGACGATTAATAAACATGCTTTGACGAGGCTTGTTTAAAATGCCGTATTTGAGTTTTAATGGCAATTTAGGATCAGGAACTTCATTGCCTAACTCATCAAATCCAATTAAACTTTCTAACCATTTCTTTTCAATGTACTTGTTTAATTGCTTGTTTTCGTCGCCTTCGGCTAACAATTGATAATGACTATGTACATTCAATTCTGTATTATCTATAGTCCAGTATCTAAAATTAATTGCAACTTTTTTATCTGTAATCAAATCTTTACAATTGACTAAACTGAACTCTCGTGGTCCGTGTAGCACAACGTATTTGATACCTTTACTTTTAGGATCAGCAATATATGCGGCAACATCTTGTGCTGAAAAGTTTCTTCCTTCCACTGGAGGAACAGTATTTTTATTTTTAACCCAGAAATAATATGTTGTGGAAATAGATTCCGATATGGCGTCAAACTGCTGTGTTACAGAATATGCGAGATCACCGTACTTACTAGTACCGCTGATTCCTAAGGCCAACCCTTCTTCAGTATCTGCAAGACTATCCCATACACTAGGTGTATATATTGAACTTACCCACTCCCATACTTCAACATCATTATTGTTAAATCTGTTGTTCCAGTTATTGGATTTGAAAACTACGTTGCCTTGATACGTGTTGATAAATTTAGCACCAGAAAGATCCCACCATAGGCGGCCAACTTGTCTTCCATTCCAACCGGTGAGTTGGTCTACGTTTACGTTTTCTGTGCCAATAACATAAGTTGCTGGATCATAATAAGTTTTATAACTTAATTCTTGCTCTGCTAGTCCTAGAATTTTACCTTGCAGAGGATCAACAAAATCTAGACTTTGTAATATCTTACTAGTTTCAGTGTCGTATAGAAAAATAGATTTAATTTTATGAATATCTACTGCCGGACTAGGAGTTTGATACTTTTTCCAACTCTTAGTTGGGCTTGTAAATTCATATACAGCACCTCGAGATTTCGCAGGATCGCCTATGTACACCGACTTGCGGAAATTCAAAGAATTTCCATAGCGTATACCAAGGGCGTTGTCGATTTCTAAAGTTTGTGCAAATACAAATCGAGTATCGTATTTGTCAAATACAGAAACAGAACCAAAGCCTGGTTCTAAGTCTACAAATCTAGTTTGTCGTTTATCAAACACAGTAGTAGTGTTATCAAATGTTGTACTTGTGTCGTGTTTAATTCCAGAAGAATATACAACTAGTTGATCGCCTTGTAGATTAAATTTAATCTTTGATCCAAATCTTCCTGCTGAAGTATCGCCTGGGCCTTCAATAATATATTGTGCAACATATTGTTCGTTGATTAATTCAAATAATACAACACACCCTTGTTGTGAATTTAGTCCAGTGTAACTTGGGGCTCCAACTGCAAGGTATCTGCCATTTTGAGTAATTGCCACTGATTCTGCAAAATTAGATCCTGTAGAAATATTGATAGTTGTATTAGGGATCAAATCTCCAAAGGTAACAGTATCAAGTAAATCTAATCCGTTGTTAGATACATTGTAGACTTTAACTGTTTCATTTGCAAATGCAACTACTAGTAGATTATTTCCCACAGAAATATCTGTGATTTCAAATAATGAACTGAAACTAGTTACTGTATCTAATTCATTGCCTTCTAAATCATAAAGGAAAATTGCAGGGGATACAGAGTTGGCAGTTCCTTTAGAAACTACTATTAAATTATTATTAGTAAACGCTAGTTCTGCTCCAAACAATTCGTCTTGACGACGTGTGTCTGGTAAAATATTTGCGGTGAACTGAAAAATATTTGCAGGACTTTTTGTAAACAGTGAAACATGGCCTCGATTAGTGTCCGATGCTGGCACGCCCACTGCTAGTAATACCCCATTAGATGATAGTGCCAATGCTTGACCAAAAGAACCATTTGTATTCAATAATGTTGTAGCACCAGCGTTGATAGATTCTGCAAACGCCCAGTTAAATGTAGATGCTGGTCTAGTATAATACAATACTTGGTCATTGTTTTCTAAGCCGGCTTTAACAGCCATTACTGTTTCAGTATTATCAACTGCTACAGTACTGGCAAAATTATCCGTTTCATCGGTTACCGGTTTAATAGCATAATTATTTTCATATAACCATACGCTCCAGTCATTGTTTGCTCCGTCAATCCATACTAGATCTCCAGTTTCTTTCTTAGGAAGTTCAATCTCGTCTAATCTGTCTATGGAGGCTGGCAATGTTTGCCCGTTGTCTAAACGCTCTGCAATTCTTAAAGAACTAAATTTATAGATTATAAATGCATTATCTACTGTTGCTAGTAACAGGTCATCTTCTGTGATATCACCTGCAAGTATTTCAATATAGTTGTATCCAACGTTAGTAATTTTATAAATGCCGTCTATTGACGATGTTGCATCTATTCCAATATAGTCATCGACTAATAAGTCAGCATCTTTGTTGCTAGAGAATGTAATACGAATTGTGTCATCTGTGAACACAGCAGTAGATACTCGTGCGGAAACGGCAGTAAATCTATAAACACCCCAGGTATTTTTATCATTGCCTATCCATAGGCGTGTACCTTCTGACAATTGTGAAAATTCCAATGCAGAAATTTCATCTTTACTATTGAAGACAAAATCTACATCTTCTCTGCGAACGTATCCCGAAGTATCAACAAAGTACTCTGTTGGAATGTGACTAGGAAAAGGTGCATGATTATAATTTTCACTAGGCACATATACTTGATTAGGTGTAATTCTATATACAAAGTCATTGAAAGAATTATCAACACTATCTACTAATTCAAAAGGCTGAGGATTAATCAGCATTTTTGCTTCGTCAATTTTGTATTCTACTTCTTCAAATGCAGATGTTGCTCCGTATGTTCCAAGACGAATTGCCCACTCTTCATAAAATTCCAAACTATCTTTATCAACTGAACTTAGTGGATCAAATAATTTGTTTAAAACGTTTTGCGTTCCTTTATCGCGAATCATTCCTTGATAAAACTTATATTGGGCAACATCATCGTTGATAATATTTTCTAAATAATCTCTACGTTGATATCCAATTAAGTGCTTTGCAATAGTTTGCTGATCGACGTCGAAACTATCAGTATCTAAATCGTAGAAGTCAAAGAACTGATTTGCTTTATAATCCCAGTTAGGAATCAGTTTACTTTCAGGTTTAGAAGACAGCCTGTTCCAATTCGTTGGGTCAAATTCTTCAGATCCTGCTACATTTTGTCTAGCACTATAGTAAAATTCTTTATACTTGACAGTGTCACTTAACGCATAATCTTTCCATTGTGTCCATTCGGTAACAATTGCGTTGTCGTAGATAAATCCTGGAATACTAAAACTACCTAACCAACCTCCAGTTCTATAACCAATTACTTTAATACGTTCTTGTCTATATCCTTGTACTTGATCATATATTACATCATTGAATACTGTAACATCATCTAATAAAACAACGTGTTCTTTTTGAACTAAATTTAAAGTAACGTGGTAAATTCCGTCCGCAGTGTTTCTTGGACGCAGTGTAAAATTATTATCTTTACGCACTGTGTTTACATATGACGGATCAAGAATAATACCGTCTTGTTTATAAACACTGTATTCATAAAAACTGTCGTTGATATTGTCAACTATTGCTGAATCGGCAGTAAATTTAATTTCGTCTGCGCCCGGACTTAAACTAATAACTGATCCTGCGCTCCAGTTTTGTGTGGTCCAGAATGCAAACTCTTTAATTGCTGTGTTCCAATCAGTTACTGTAGATAATTCAGAGTTGAAAAAATCAAAATTAAATCCTTTGCTAGTTAACCATTTACCGTAGCCTGCAAGGAAATCGACTACTTCCTGAACTGTCTTAAGTTCTGAACCATAATGTAATGTAGATTCTGTAGTTTCAAATGTGCTTCTTGAAATTATTTCTCGTCCACCGGTAATTGGCAGGCTTGGCAATTTAACAAAATATTTTATTTCAAATGTATTAGTGCTGGTATGGCTTGCTGTTACTCGGTAATAGTTATTATCGTATCGAACAATTTGAGTTTTATTGTAAAACTTTTCTCTGTCCCAGTCTACAAAACTTTCACTAATGCCGCCTATGTTAGATACTGAATCATTTACTATTTCAATATGTTTGAAATATTTAAATTCTGGTAGTGCTAGATTGTACCCTTTAACTATAAAGTTTTTAGATTGCTTTTCAATAATCACACCACTATAATTAATAGTTGATATCGGTGTGCTTGTGTTTAAAATGATCTTATAGTTTTCAAAAGGAACAAAAATATTTTTTTGATTCAACGGACTGCGACTATCCAATACTAATTTAAACTTTTCTTTAGTAATGAATCCACCTATCTTTGTAGACAACTTAACTTGAAGATTAGTTAAATTTTCTTTATAGGTTTCAAAGTTATCTTTACTCTTAGATGTTGAATATTCGCTGATAAAATTGACTAGGCCGCTGGTAAAGACCCTAGAAGTATCAGATACAGAATTAGGGAATTCTAAATTTCTTTGAGTGAATCGGATTAGACCATTGTTGGTTTTATAGACTAGTTGTCCTGTGAAGTCTCTAATCTGTCTAGCCCTATCATATATTGTTGCAAATGTTTTTGCAGGACGAAGAATAGTAATACCTGTAATTAAACTAAAAGGATAATCACTGCTACGTCTCCATGCATTTTCTATAGGTGCAGAATCGCCAAAACTAAATGCGCTTTCTGCAAGATAGAAAACATAATCTTTAACAGCAACAGACTCCAACGGAGATAATAAAGTTCCTTCTTCATCTACTGGGAGATGAGTTAGTATCGAAGGTCTTGCAAATTTAGCATTTCGTGTTACTAATTTATTTGGTTCTCTGATGATGCCTTCGGCTATATCGTTCCACAATACAAGATTATCACGTGTATATGGTGCAGGGCCATATATGGATGTCCACCAATCAGGCTGTTCTGAAAAACCTAACATTTCCCAAGGGTGAGAATGTGGGCGATCAGTGTCGTACATATATTTGTAGACCCCTCTCCAATGTCCTGGAATTTCTGATCCATCGTTGCCAGCAAAGTTTTTATAGTTATATGTGAAACTATTATTAGAGTCAAAAAACGTATGCTTAGTATAGTCTTCAGAAATGAATCTGCTCCATTTTAAGAAGTCTTGACGAATAGTATCATCTAACTGTTTTTTAGTTAAATCATTCTTTCTATAATACCCACTGACAAAATTAGAAATGTCGAACAATTCTGTATTATATTTTATTTTAACATTATTGTAGATTCTTTTTTCTAATTCTAAAATTAAGTCATCACGATAATCGTTGTAGGCTAAAACAATACTACCGTCGTGCCCTTGTATGACATTTTGCGGTGTTACTAATGTGTCATCAAGATATAATTTAGGTTCGTATAATGGATATAGCCCTAATTTTGTAGGAGTTGCAGGAATAAAACACCCGTTAGTGTTTTCATATTGAACTATTTTAAGATCATCACCCGTGACGATCGGTTTTAAAATACGAATAAAGTTTGTATTAAAAAATTCATAGTCGCGACCGTGTAATAGTTGTTCTTCGTTTAGATAAACTATGACTGCTTTGTCGGACAACGTAGTTAGGTCAAAGTCAAAAATCAATGGATATTCTGTTATAGAATCATCAATAACTTCTTGATCAAAGATTGTGCTGCCGCCAAACGGTGTCATATCCGTGAAGAAAAACGGCATATTTTTAGTTTTATCTCTGACTAACTCTTTTAAAATTAAATCTAAGTGTACTCTAGTAATACCATCAAATCCATATGTGCTAGCCACACGCAAAAAGTTTCTTTTAAACTTGCTGTATTCATCTTTTGAATAGCGTAAGGCATTTACAATATTATGATCTTTATTTGTAAAATGATAGATAATCGGAGTTAAGGGACCGCTGTGTTGAATTATCTTTGTGCCGTATGCCGACAAGTTAGATAGGTCTCGTAAATTTCCTGTACCAGGAATATTACCGCTAAAATCTAATCTAGAATTACCTATCGTTTTTAAATGGTTAATTACTTCTCCTAGTGTGCAATCACCAATAACTAAATTGCTAGGATTGCTTTCTAAGTTGCTAGGAATTTCATAATATCCATTGTTATTCTTTTTAGCAGAACTTGTGCTTTTGATTACAATACTTTCTGTAGGTAATAAATCTTTGCCTAAATCAACAAACGCAACATCGTTTCTAACTTCAATAATGTAATCTGCTCGTTTTCTAATAATTTTACCGTTGATATAAACTCGTGTTTCTAAATCGGTAAGCAGACCGCTTTTATCATACACATCAATAGGAAAATAATTTATTCTATCTGATCCGTCAAACTGTTGAACAACATATTGCTTGCTATCGGCAATTGCTTTTACCCATCCATTAACAAAAGAAACATTTGCTAAATCTGTTGATTTTTTTAAATACCCTTTATCAAGAGTCACTGTTACAATATCTGCAATGTTCTTATAGATAAAAGAATCTTTTTGTAAATTAAAATCAAATAATATGTCGCCAATATTTCCTATATTTTTATAAGAAATTCCAAAATTTAACTCGCTATCGATGTTACTGCCTGGACGATATCCAAAAATTCGAGTGCCGGCAAATGTAGTACCTTGATAAACTGTATCATCACCGTAACTAATACCATTTTCGTCGAATACATCAAACAGAGGTGTTTGATTTACTGAATTTTTTTGTTGTGATTCTTTCCAGATATTTCCGGTATAGTAAAACATTTTACCTTTGTTTATTACGCCGTCGAGAACCAATACTGTTTCTCCATCTATTGGATTAGTATCAACTTCCTCTACCAACGTTATTCTTTTAACAGCAAGGTGAGTTATAAATTTAACTTTAAAAATTCTACCGTTAACCTGTACATCAGGATCCGCAGTAAACAATATACGCATACCTTCCAGCAAGTCGACTCCGTCAACATTATAGCCTACACTTCCTTCGATTGTGCTGAAGACGTCCCTGGTAAAAGAGTCGACTAATGTAACATTAGTTTTAAATTGTCGACCAAAATTCCATAATTTTAAATTTGCTTCAAATTCAATAATGGGTCGAACGGCACGTTGCGCTTGATCCAGTATTGCTGGCAAGTTATTAATTTGAGAAGATGTCTCTATAACATCTTTGTGGAACCAACGATTAAATCTACACCAAGGATTTAAATCGTTACTGGCTCTGTTAATTAAGATATAATCTTTATTGCTTGGAAGATTTCCTGATACTTCAAACCCTTGACTGTCAAAAGGCTCGTTGTCAAATTCAATACTGGTACTTGTTGAATATGTAGATGGTGTTGCAAGATCCGATTCTTTGACTAATTTAATTGCGGTGCCAACACCCTCAACGTACCAATTTCCTGAAGAATATTTTTCTGGTGTTACTCTACCTTGAAAAAATACTTTCATTCCGTTGGACAATTGTACCTCATTAGATGACAAATACGATTGTTTTCCAAGAATTTCTTTTTCTACATCAATACTACTAGCATCAGTTACATCATAGATTTTAAAAATGCCGCCGGTGTTTACATCAGTTCCGCTGACATAATAAATGATGTTAGGTGCATCAGTGGGCACAGTAAATTCAATAGTACCGCTTTCGACATATTGATTTCCAGTACTAACTCCTTGAGTATAAAAATTGCTATCACCAGTTTCTCTTACAGTTTTAAATGCAATTCCAAAATCTGGACAGTCTACTTGAAAATTATAAGTTTGTCCTCTGTATAATTTTAAACTAGGATTACTTGTTAGTCCATCTGGGGTGAAGACATATGCACGGTTGTCGCCGTCATCAACAAGTTTAATAGTGTATGTGCTGGTAATATTATCTGATTGACCTGCAATTGGAACGCTGACCGGGCCTAGTGGCAACCAGTAGTAATCTCGGTAGTTGACAAATTTATCCCAGTCAAAATGAGGATCCCAAGAATAAAATTCTTGAGCATTAATCTTGTTATGGTCAGTATCGCCGCTGTTAAAACTTGCTAACTGATTAATATAGTCTGGATAATCTTTAAAAAATGTAACATTATCCAAGGAATCTTTTATAATTACTGCTGGTTCAAATTGATAATCTTCTCGTTGTTTTGTAGCGCCTTGCAGATATTTGTCCAAGACACGATAAGGCTCAAATGTTTTTCTACCTATGAACGCATTTATTTTTTCTACTTCACCCTCAGATATCATCTGATCAATGGTGGCACTTAAAAATTTTCGATTAGAACTAGTTCTAAAATATTTAGGTACAAAACTAAGTGAAGTTTTTTCACCGTCGTTTGAAATTGGTAAGATTGGGTCGATTTGATCGTTATTAAATGCCATAATTTGAACTCTGTATACCAGTATTATTATTCAGTGTTGTTGTCACTGTGCCGTTGGCTCGTATTCTCGATGCTGTTATTTCAAGAAGAATGTATCTCCGAATTCCCAGTTTTCAATTGCAAAGAATTCGTTTATTGCATTTGTCACAGAGACTTTGATGTCGCTGTCGCTGACTGATACATTATTATTTTTAACTATTTTAAATGTTGCTTGAAGACTAGTTGGCGCAGTTGAACCAAATATTTCTTTATATTTTACAGGATGATAAATGACTTCATCGCTGATTGCTTTAACTTTTTGTAGTGTTGTTCCAAAATTAATAAAAAGTGCATCACTGCTCGGTGGCAATGGTTTCGCAAGACTTTCTTGTTTGACCCATCGACGGTACTCTGTGTCGTAAGACTTTGTTAAAACATATACGTCCATGATGTTTGTAGCACTGGGGTCTAATCTAGCACTACTGTCCGCACTATGTACATATTGGAACTTTATGTCCCCACGGCCAAAGAATCCTCTATATTCATTTGTAACTTGGAATTGAGGCTGACCGGTTCTGATAAATCTTTTTACTAGTTTATCATCTAAACAATATACTAGTTGACCTTCAGCAATTCCTCCAGGAACGCTGGTGTCAATTTCCGATTGTGTATTATACGTGCGAATTAATTCATCATCGTTGGGAATATAGAAATAATCTGTAACTCCGTCAAGACCAGTCCGACGTTGTTGAAAAATAATTTTTTTAGTAGGCTCAACGCTTGTTTCTACAATTCTTTCAAAAATCTCAGGATCATCGATTACACCGTCTTCGTCTTTATCAGTGAACGTTACACTGATTTTTTTACTATCAATGTAGCCGTCAGCGCCTTTGAACTCGTCAAGGATTTCCCAGTCATAATTTTTATTCAGCGGATATACATCTAATGGCTTAGTATTAATACTCAATACAGAAATTTTATCTTTGACAATTTTTCCAGTATTAGTATCGTATATTTTATCGCCGCTGTCAAAAAAGAACCTAACTTCTTTGATACTTTCAAACACGTATCTAGTAGAACGATTAGTTACTGTATACGTTTCTCCGTCAGTTTCAAATAAAATTAACCAACTTGCATCAAGTCGTTGATTACTGATGTCGCCAGTTTTTCCTAAACTAAAATTAGAAAGTTTATCTACGTTAGATTCAGTGATAATTTTCCATGCTGTATCAACTGCATCGTAGCGTAATGCAAATTCTTTTTGTGCAAATATTAAATCAAATATTCTATTTCTTACACTGTCTGATATTTCTCTAACAAATTTAGGAATAATATTTTGTAATTCCGCCGCAGAAGGAATCAATTCATTAAGTTTAATAGGGCCTTCACCGTTTGGTAAAGTATTTGTTGCTCCGAAAACTCCGCTGCCGGTAATATTAACTACCTTTGTCCAGATATAAGGTTTTTCTCCTGGTGCTACAGGTGCAGTGTTAGCGATGAAATTATTTTTAGAATCAAATGCTCTAAATCCAGGTGGTGGAACAAACTTTAATAAACTATCGTTTACTGCATAACGAAGATTAGAACTTGTAAACGCACCGACTGTTCTAGATTCTCCTGTGGTATTGTTTGAGAAAAAGCCTGTTGATAAGTTTGTGGCTTTAGTAATACGATTCCATGCAATGAACGGAACACCTAAGTTAATACTTGAGAAGTTATCTAAATAGAAATCGTATACTGTTTTCTTTTTAAGAACAGGTATAATTTGATTTACCACAACGCTTTCGATTTCGCTTTTTGTTGCAAAACTAAAATTAAATGTTTCTATAAAATTTTCTTTATAAACAATTCCATCTGTTCCAAACAAATTTGTGCTACTGTATTTTCCAGTTACATCTTTTAAATCAAAGTATCGACTAATTCCCGAACTTGAACGATTAACAGATTTAACTTTTAGAATTTCTTGACTAACACTTAATGGCAAGACATTATAATCCTCACCTGTTATCATTCTATTTTGTGTATAATATGTGCCTGGGGCATTTTGTTTAATAGATGCCGTCGATTCTTGCGAACTAGCATTAGTAACTGTGTACTTTAATGATAGCACAATTGAAAGAGTTTCTGCCTTACCGTTGCGATTTAAGTACGGTATATCTATTGTAACGCTTTTTATATTACCTGGAGAAATTTTATATGCTAGTCCATTGCTGATACGATAATATGCTTTAAACGATCCTTGTGGAAGATCTCCAAACACCCCATCGGCAAATGCTAATCTAACACGATCATTAGATCTAGTTTGTACGCTATACAGTTTTCTAGAATTTCGTTGTGTAGAATTATAAATGATGTTATTTCCAACAACTGATTCTACCTGTGTCCACAATGTTGACTCTGCGCCTAGTGTGTTAGTGCCGTACAACCAAATATCAGTATTATTAATTCCTGATGACTCTAAATCTACAACTTCGTTAGGTGTAGGACGATCTACTGTAAAGTTTCCTTCCTCTAATGTACCTTGGCGAAAATGTAAAAAGAATCCAGTGTTACTACTTGCTGGGCCGCCGCCGTCGTCTCTATATAAAAATGCTAGGTTATTTCCTGGCAGTGGCGGCTCTTCATATATTGAATCAGAATCTTTGAATACTGTGGAAACAACATCAAAGTCCATGGTTCGACCATCAATATTTTTAGTAAAACTGTATACAGGTACTTCTGTGTTTAATCCATTGATTCTATATTGTTCTGTCGCTACTCCGCTGATAACTTTTTTATCTTGAGGACGGCCAAATTGTATTATTTCGTTCATCGACGAGTTAATAATTTTAATAAATTGCTCGTACCAGTTGGCGTTGCTAGGGTCATTCCACAGAACTGTTTGTCCTGATAAGTTTCTACCATTGCTATCAATAATTTCTTCGGTAGTACTTACAGCAGAGAACTTTAATAGTCCGTTGGCAGGGATATTTCGTTTAGGGTTATAAGATAGCAGACGTGCTAGACGTAGCACACTTTCTCTGCGTTCTGCTAGTTCTAAGAAGTTATCACGGGCATTTAAATCAAATCTAAATGCTAGATTTTGACCCAAGAATGCAATAAGATCAATAAGGGCCAAGTACTCGCTTGACTCAATATAATCGTTGAAATCTTCAGGATAATTTTCACGCAGGTACGCAATCATCGTACGGCGCAAGTTGTCAAAGTCGTAACTTTGAAAGTCTGCATTACGGAAACTCTGGTAGATTTTTGTCCAGTCTTCCGCGGCAATTAATCTGTTTTGTCTATCTATACTTCCCATATATATCCCTCACATGTTATTTATCGTGTAAGAAAATGTGGGTAGTTAATTTATAGAATGCTATTGGCTTCGTCGAATCTAAAACGCAGACTTTCTGATATGTTATAAGGCAAGTAAGTTAAATCACATTCTATTTGTAGACCGCTTTCATATTCGCTGACAGTTATGTCTACTACGCGAACACGAGGGTCATAGTTAATGACAGCAGTTACATCCTCAATAATTAAGTCTTTTATTTCTTCAGTCAATGGTTCAAATAAAACGTCCCAAATAATTGTTCCGAAATCTGGATTTTCTAGTTTTTCACCTTTTCGAATATGAAAGTGATTGGTGATATCTTGTTTTATCAATGAAATATCATACAATGGAAACGTGCCAGAATCTGCAACCGTACTGATTCCTCTATAAGTACGGCTGGTTACGATGCTAGTGTTCCTAGCAGATGGAACATTAATTCTAGAAACAAGATTTTTTTCAATATTCATAGTAGTATTTATTTTCCAATTTTTCTAAATGTATCTAGAGTTGCTGTTAGTTTTCCATCTGTGGGCTTGGCATCAGGTGTATGTCCTTTAGGATTTAAGTTTTCGTGGCCGCTCCAAGGTTCTGCTTGTGGAACTCTGCCTGGTTTATTTCCTGAACCTGCTGTTGCGGCGTCTGGACCGTTCATATGAATTTGACTGGCTGTTTCTAAATGATTAGCACCACTGTTTATATGAGTAGTACCGCTGGTAGTTATTTTAGTATCGGCACCGCTGACAACTTCCATGTCTGCGCCACTATCTAAATGCATTTTATCGCCAGACAATATATTAACTTTGCCGCCAGCACTCATGTTAATGTCTCTGTCGGCGGTGATATTCAGATCGTTTTTAGTGTGGATGCTGACACTGTCTGCGGCATAGATATCTAACTTACCATTACTGGTCAATTCTATCCATGTAGTACCTTTGGCATTGCCAATATAAATCAAATCTTCGGTGTTGTGTAGTAAAATTTGGTGTCCTGTTCTAGTGCGAATCCTTACTAACTCATTGTGAGGCAACGTTGGGTCTCCGTCTTTAGATAACTCAACATTAACATATTCTGGCGGGCCTTCGCTGGCTGGAGTTTTCCGTAACAATGTTGGATCGCCATCATCCATGACAAAAGTAGAGCCGCCTAATCTGCTTACAAATGCGCCCGACACTTTGCTTTCATAGTGTCCAATTGATCCTGTTTTTGCTCCTGCACGTCGATCAACTGGCCCTGGGGTGCTTATACCAAACACCATGCTGGGCATGTCTCGACGAGCACTAGATGTAGTAGTGCCCCTTGTTTCGTCTGTCGATAATCCTTGCTGTCCTAATACTGAGTTAAAAGGGTGTACCGGTTTTTTAATTAATGTTGTATCTGATTGCACAGCATCGTTTGTTTTTTTATTCCATTCAGCAACAACTTTTTTGCCTTTGCCTCCGGGATCATTGTGTAATTCTGTTGCGGCTAATCCAGGAACCATGAAGTTCATATACTCGTCTTGCACACATCCTATCCAAAATCCTTGTTTAATGTCGCCTTCAACAAATACACATAACACTGTACAACCTACATCTGGGGGTACTGCCCAGAAACCGTAACTTTTTTGTGTTCCGTTAAAATTATTATTTTTATCATTACTATCTACATTAGTAACTCCGTAGAAAGGACTTAGGTATCTTACAGGTATTGTTTGACCTTGACGATTATAGGTGTTACCCACTTCTCGCAGTAATTGCACATGAAGTGTTCCCATGTATTTGGAATCTACATTACTTACAACTCTTGCAAGATACGGGCCACCACTAAATTTATGTCTTCCTTCGGATGATCTTTCAGGTACGCCCATAGTAATCCTTAATTTTTAAAAATATATTTGTATTCATTATTTGTTCAATTCGCTTGTATTATCAGTTTCGTTAGTGCTCTTAGGCTTAGTCAATGTAGACACTATTTTATTTCTTATTATGCCAAGCCCTTCGACAAATGATTTTGCAAATGAACCTGCGGCCGTTGGATTAGCAGTTGCTGATCCTGACTCTCCACTATCTTTAGCAAGATCTGATCGATTAAACGCAGTATTAGACGGTGCTCTAGAGACCGGGCCTTCGATCTCAGGAGAACGATCATTGGCAGCATTTTGTGCGTCACCCGAGAATGCTATGCCGGATCGGTCTTGGCCTGTTGGGAAATCTCCACGTTGAGTAACCTCAGCCGGTGGAGATACTTGTCCGCCACGGACAAAAGGAATAAACGGTTTATTTGTAGATTCAGCAGTTTGATTGCGTCGACGTTGTAATGATAACTCTGTAGTAAATTTACCGTTGTTAAATTTGTGCGTGGCTTCATTAACTTTATAGAGGCCACTAAAATGCTTGACTATTGATGTATCTCCGAAATCCATCAATCCTGTAGAACTATTGTAGTCTACTGGTGTTCTAAAAGTAATTGCTATGTCTACTTCTCCGCTTTGATAGTCCATGGTTAGACTGTCCGTGACATTGAATGACCCTGATCCAGTATTGCTAAAATTTCCTAGACCACTGTCAGCAAGGAAATACGGATCTCCCATTATTGTGAAATTAGGAATATTTACTAGATCTGTATCACTGTCATTTAATGCTCGTTGAAAGGCTTCAGCAACTCGTGTTTTGTTATCCGTGGCCGTTGAGCCGCCTGGGTTGGACGGACCTTCAAGTGGCGGTGGGTTAGATTTCATTCGTCCTGAATTACGTTCTCCCCAATAAGAACTATTATCATTAGTAATTTTGGCTGTGTTGGACTCAGGAGTGGCACTATTTCTACCGTTGGCTGTTAAACTTGCGTCGTCTAGGCCGACACCTTTCATCACGGAGTTAAACATTGCTTGCTGGAATTCGATATTAAAACCTAACACCTCTGTGTTTTGTCCTGTATAAAGATAGTCATATACCTTAGCAACTTCTGTTGCTAATTCAGCAAGGCCAGCAGGGGCTGCTTGATTAGCGGAATTTTTTTCACTGTGTACAAGGTAAGGAACAACTTTAAAAACTAACAATTTAGGTTGGTTGTTGTCCCCAATGTTGCCTTCTTTTGGTTCTTGAAAATGTACTTCTGATTCTATTCTAAACCATGGTATCATTCCTTTTGGATCTACCTTTTGTGCATCTAGTCCTGCTCTACAATACTTGCTATGCAGTAATATGCTGGAGATAGCGTTGACAATACTAGTGCCTTGACTATATGTAAACTGTCTAACATTTTTATCGTAGGTGACTCTTTTTCTAGATATAGGATTTGCTGGATCTACTTGAACATCATTTTGATCGTTGCTTTTACTATCTCCAGCCATACTGGGATCAAATTCTAAAATACTTTTGCCAATAAGATTTAAATCATCACTATCTTGTATTAAATTAGCCGCTGAAATTTTCCTACTTAATGTGGTTTTTGGTGGTGGTAATCTTGGATCTGCTTTGGCAACGCCGGATTGCTGTAATGGCAAACCTGTAGCATCATACAATTCACCTGTTTCCGTATTTCTTCTAAAGTTACTAACGCTGCCATCTTCGGTGCGTATTTCTTCTCCTATACTTTGTCCTTTCTGATTAACACCAGTTAACTGATTTATTTTAGGAAATATTATCACTACTTCGTCAAAGGCAGTTGGTACTGTAGCAGTAGACGCATACTCTTGTAGACGTTTATTAACAATGGTCTGCAAACTACGTTCGCCGGTTTGCAGTGCTTCTTGGACTGTCGATCCTTCAATAGAAATATCATGTTCAAATAATTTAAAATTATTTAAAAATACCATGGCATTGGAAGGCAACGCAGTTATTCTGTAAACGGATCCGCCGGCTGTGGTCGACATTGATATAGTTGTAAACGTAAATGGCACATGTCTATTAGTGTTTGGTATTTTTATAGATTTTCCGTCAGCGTCGTGGCCTACGAATTCAAAAGTTAATAAGAAGATTGCAGGATTTAGATAACTGGACCATCCTTGGCTTTCTGCCGCATTCTGACATACTTGCAAAAACAATCCCATGCTGTAAGGTTCGTAGACATCGAAAGATATATTATAACCATTGGATGCTTGATATTCAGAATTAAAAGTTATTTGTGTCTTAATTTCGATGTTGTTGATACCAAAATCATATTTTCCTGCTGGATTTTCTTTTGACTTTATTGCTGATTCACCTGCTAGATCTCCGGCTCCGGAACTGCGTAAGACTACTGTTCCAATGTTTCCATTTTTATAAGATCGTTTAGGATCGCTGTGCATGTCTTTATTGATGCAACTTATTGTTATGACAGAATTATAACTAGAAAATTCTGATAACACATTTGAAAATGGTAGGGGTATCGGTGGTTTCTTTTTAGTGGTTCCGCCGATAGTTACTTCATTGCCGATTTTAGTCGGAATTAATTGTCTATTACTGCCAGTTTTTACTGCTGAATCTGTTGGAGTTTTATCGTCTGAGGCTTTGCCGTTTTGAGCAGTAGGCGGAGTGTAGGGTGCTGTACCGTTTTGGTCTTTTTTTACAGCATTGTAAAATGTGGCGGCTCTAGTGCCGTTGGCGTCTGTTCCTTCAAGACCTTTTTCTTTAAAGCCTCTTGCTCCTAACAAATGCGATGCACCCATGCGAGCGGCAACTTCGTCCGGTGGCATATCAGGCGTAATACTCTTGTTCTTAAGAAGCGCCCTGTAGTTGGCATCGGTGTATGACACAAAGGCTTTTTCTTGCCTCTCAGGACTATTTAAAAATGCTCGAACACCGCCTGGTTGTTTCCAGTTTGCATCATCTAAGATTGTGGTGGTTTGCCCCCTACTTCTCAGTTGTGCATTGATGGCGTCGGCTGTGCCGTTTAATTCACCTGTGCCATGAAGACCTTGCACTCCTATTTGATATTTGCCCGCAAATCCAATTTCATTTAATCCTGGAATCGCTCCTTTTCCTAAATCAGGAATATATTTGTTCTGCGACTCCAAACGTCCTATGGTATTTTTGTACTTTTCAAATGCCTCGGCGCCTATTCGACTTTGCAGAGTATCTGCCATGCTTATAATCCTAACAATTTAAATAATCCGCTTTTTTTAGGCAGGAATATTTCTACACCTGATCTAAAATCAAAAATGGGATCTCTAATTTCGTCCATGTTTCGTTGTGCAAATACCCACCATAACTTTGGAGTGCCATAGAGATAGTTGGCCAATAAGTCAGGTCTGTAATTAAACTGCGGTTCGATTACATAAAGAATATCATCATCTTGAGCGGCCACTGATCTGATATTAAAATATCCTAATAAATTTGAACTTAAATTAGTTCTAGCCCATGGACTAGTGTTAGGGTATTGTACAGCCATTAGATGAATCCTCTTCCGTTAGTTGGATTTATTAATTTTCCTTGGGCAAAATCATTTAGATTAAACTTTCTAACAGATTCTCTACTGTACATAGGCAACAACGTTACTGTAAAAACACTCTTCACAGGAACATAACCGGCACCTATATCGCTTAGTTCATTACCTACTAGAAAACTGCTAGGAATATAATCAACGTCTTTAGGCATTTCTACTGAAAACTGCGTGACTGCCACAGGCACATTATTAAACACATAATCGCCGTATCCGCTTAATTTGATAACCGGAGGTGGTGATCCAGCGTTGTCGCCTTCACCAAAAAACATCTTAGTCATAGTTCTAAAAAAATGTACACCTGCAACCCAGTACGATGCATCAAAGGAATTTTCACAATAAAAATCGCCAACGATGGTAATCTTATCTAATTTACTGTTTTCATAGGCAGCAAAGGGATAATTATTGTGTATAGGATCCATTGAAGAATAACTTGCCGAGTGTGTTAAGGTCACCGCAGGTGTATAAGGAAAAACAAATCCGTTGGTTTCTATAAGTGGAGTTAATATAGGGCGTTGGAAAGATGAATAATCCTGCCCGCCTGGAGTGGTGTTTTTCCAAGCATCTATTGGAGGCATACTTAATTTTACCCGCCAATCTTTAGGAGCACTTGTTGCAAACTTGGCTCGGCCCTCACCGTAGACTCCGTCACCTTCTGCGCCCTTGGCAACTGTTTTACTGCCAGGTGCACCGAATAACTGTCTTGCACCCTGTATTAGTCCTACACCCGATTTAATGAGACCGCCGGTTTGACCACCAATACTAGTGCCAAAATTATCAGCACCTTCTAAAAATTTATTAATACCCTGTGTCATGTTTGGCTATCTCCGTTACATATATTTATTGACTTTATTATCTACTGAGTTTATTATAGCATAGAGGAGTTCCATAATAAAAATGAAAAAAGTTAACTACTTAAACAACAAAGATTTATTGGCAGAAATACACAAAAGTAAAAATTCGTATTCAAGTTTTACTAAACAAGAGTACCATCAATACGATTTAATTTTGCCAAGTATTGAAAAAATCAACATACGCACAGTTGCAGAAGCCAAACGTGTTAGGGCAAAACGTTTAGCCCAACAAGCGTTTGAAGCAGCCAAGGCTGTTGATCCAAAGGTTAAACTTGCAGAGTTTGAAGTCGATTATAAAAAGATCGAAAAAACAGATGTGGTTTTTAGGATCATGACCTATGAGCACATTCCTGACGAACCAGGAAGAAAAAAGAGTGTTAAAAGTGCGGCAGATGCCAAGGCAAAGGTAAACTTTCCAGCGTTTCAACATTGGAAGTTTGACGATAACGATAACTTAGAATGCGTAGGTAAAAGTCACTGGACCGGCGGCGTCAAAACTGGCAAGTTCAGCAAAGAGCATGGGCAAATTACCAACACCTTGGCTCGTATGTATATTAAACTATGTGAACGTTACGCTACTAGAGGCAACGTCCGAGGATATACTTACAATGAAGAAATGAAGGGGCAAGCAATCCTTCAACTTACACAAATTGGACTACAATTCGATGAATCAAAAAGTGATAATCCTTTCGCATATTTTACCGCCGCAGTTACTAACTCGTTCGTCCGTGTCATCAATATCGAAAAGAAAATGCAAAACATTCGGGATGACATCCTTGAAATGAATGGTATGAACCCTAGTAATACTAGAATGGTTAATCACGAATATTCAAATGCTATGAAACGAGAAATCGATGCTTCAGTCGAAACTCCTGCTGAGGATTGACATCATCTTAAATTTTTGCTACACTACTAGGACTTATGTTTAAAAAAATTGCTGCCTTTACGGATATCCATTTTGGATTAAAATCAAATAGTTCCACACATAATCAAGACTGCGAAGACTTTGTAGACTGGTTTATTGCTGAAGCAAAGAAAGAAGGATGTGATACTGGCATCTTCCTAGGCGATTGGCATCATAATCGCAACAGTCTTAACATGCTGACTATGGTTTCCAGTGTTAAAGCCTTGGAAAAACTAGGCAATGCCTTTGAAAACTTTTATTTCTTTCCAGGCAATCATGATTTGTACTACAAAGACAAGCGAGATGTGCATAGTGTAGACTGGGGGCGTCATATTCCTGGAGTTACTATCGTAAACGAAATTACAACCATCGGTGATACAACTATGGTACCTTGGTTAATAGGCGAAGAATGGAAAAAGATGGAGAAGTTAACAAGCCGATATGTGTTTGGACACTTTGAACTTCCATTGTTTATGATGAACGCCATGGTACAGATGCCAGATCATGGTGAACTCCAGGCTAGTAATTTTAAA